GGTCAACTGTCTGGTGTATGTTATTTACGAGTACCAAAAAGTTTACCAGAAGAGTATGCAAAAGAAGATCACTATCCAACAGTAGGTGATATATGTTGGTTCAATGGTCAAGCTGCCACGTTTAGTGGACATAAACATCAAGAGTCACCAAAGGTCGGTGATATATTTTTGTTTCCAAACTGGTTAGCACACGGCGTATATCCATTTAGAACAAAAAATGAAGAGAGAAGATCGGTATCTTTTAACTTACATTTAATTAAAAAAGACGAACCACAGCCTTTAGAAAACTAATGCAACATATAGCAGCAACTGAATTTGTTATGTATGTCGATAATTTTTTAGACAATAATACGCTCAAATCACTTCAAGATACTTTAGTTAATTTAAAATATGAAGAAGTAAAAAACCCTGAAGGACAAATATATGGTCTTCGTCACACTTTTAATAAAAGTTTTCATGAAGATCCTTTACTTAACTTAATTAAACAATATTTTTTTCCTCATAGAAATTTAATTCCCTTGTCAGTCAGCGCACATATTAGAGATAATAGTAAAGAACCTTTGTTTCATATTGATGATGATAAAGGTAATGTTGCTAACTTTCTTCTTCATGTTAAAGGAGAACCTCTTTTAAATAACGGAACTGGTTTTTTAAAAAATAATCAATTAGCAACTCACATTGGTTTCATTGAAAATAGAGCTTTGTTTTTTAATGGCAGTAAAATTTGGCATAGCGATTTACAAGCATTGGGGGATAGTTCAAAAAGATACACATTAAATATCTTCTATAAAGATGAATAAAGATACAGAGTTTGTTATGTGTGTTGATGATTTTTTATCTCCACAATCTCTTTTATTATTACAAAACGAAATGATGGAAATAACAGAGTATGAAAATGCTGAAGATCCTTTAGGTAGAGTTTTTGGTTGGAGATATTATTATGATTCTGATTTTAATGAAAAACACAACGGGCTTCTTGACGACATAAAACATTTTTTCTTTCCTCATAGAAATTTAGTTCCTATGCAAGTTAGTGCAAATATAAGATCTCAAAATAGTGTAGCAGAGGGAAGTCAACCTTTATTTCACAAAGATACCTATGGTGACAATGTTGCTAATTTTTTGTTTTACGTAAAGGGCGAGCCATTAATTAATAATGGCACAGGTTTTTTATACAATAATAAATTATCTACTCATATGGGTTTTGTAGAAAATAGAGCTTTGTTTTTTAACGGCTTACAATTAGAACACGGTGATTTACAAGCTTTGGGAGATAGCTCAATTAGATATACTTTAAATATTTTTTATAGGGAGGAGTAATGAATATTAATAAAGTCCCTATGGTCCGTGTTACGTGGCTCGATGCCCGTGATACAGAGACAGGATGGCTAGATATAAAGGATGTTATGAGTGCACCTTTAGCTACGTGCCAAGAAGTAGGATGGATGGTACATAATGGTCCAGAAAAAATAATTATTATGCGCTCCTATAGTAAAGACAAAGAAGACATTACAGGTGGTGGTGCTATAGCCATACCTAAAGGCTGGTTAAAGAAAATAGAGTATTTAAAGGTAGATTATGTTCAAACCTAATATACACCACGTTGAAGGCGGTGTTGGTAAACATATTCAATTTACTTCAATACTAAAAAATATAAGAGAAAAGTATAATCAAAAACTTGTAATTACTTCTGCTTTTCCTGAGATATTTGAACACTCTCCACATGTTGCTTATTCTAGTATCTGGAACCACAATGTTTTTTCTAACGAAACTACAAGTCGTTTTAATCAATACGATAATATTTTTTTTAAAGATCCTTATAGAAGTGATTGGTTAAAAGGAGATATACATGTCATAAAAAAATGGGCGGAATTATATGAAGTAGAAATTGATGATATAAGACCAGACTTTAATATAAATGTAGACCTTGAAAAACAGCTCATGCCTCATATTCAAGCGATAGGTAAATTTATTCTTTTACAATTTACAGGAGGTCAAGCAATTCAAGAAAAATTATATAATAAACATAATATTGGTCGTAACTATCTTTATGGTCAAGAACTAATAAAACTAATACAAGAATCTTTTCCTAATCATATTATCATAACATTTGGTCATTCAAACGAACAAGCTGAATATCAAGGTGAAACAAAATTTAACAATCAAACAGGAGAACTTTTATTTAAAACAAGAGAGGATTTTATAATACTTTCTAAACACTGTGATTTTTTTATATCTATTGATAGTGCTTTACAACACATATGTTCTAATAAAAATTTTAATAAAAAAGGAATTGTTTTGTGGGGTTTAACTGATCCCAATAGATTTGGATATGAGTCAAATATTAATTTAATTTCTTCCTATCCTAATTGCGTAGAAATAGAACCTAAAAAAATAATTGATGAGGCATTAAAATTATGACTAAAATATTTATAGGCACACCTTGTTATGGCAACATGCTTACAGCAGATTATTTTAAAAGCTGTTTACAGCTTACAGCTTTAGCTGCACAGAAAAAAATAGAATTACAATTTGGAACTATTGGTAACGAGTCTTTGGTAACAAGGGCTCGTAATACATTAGTACAGTTATTTATGGATAATGAAGACTATACTCATCTTTTATTTATTGATGCTGATTTAGCTTTTAATCCTGAGTCTGTCTTTCGTATGTTAGATTTAGATGAAGATGTAGTGACAGGAGTATATCCACGAAAGGTAATTGATTGGACAAAAGCAATTAGAAGAGTAAAGGAAAATCCAAACATTAAAGAAGATGAGTTACATGCAGCATCTTTACAATATAATTTAAATGTTAAAAATCCAAAGAAAGTAATGGCAAAAAAAGGATTTATAGAAGTATTAGATGGAGCCACAGGATTTATGTTAATTAAAAGAAATGTTTTTAAAAAAATGGCATTAGCATATCCTCATCTTAGATTTAAATCTGATCAACACTTAGGAGATCCTCACGACAAAACCTTTGGATATCACGACACATCTGATTGGAATTATGCTTTTTTTGACACAATGATAGAGCCTGATACCAAAAGATACTTATCAGAAGACTATGCTTTTTGTCGTTTGTGGCAGAAAATAGGTGGTAAAATATACGCTGATATCGTTAGCGGTATGACACACATGGGTAATTACTCATTCAAAGGAAACGTAGCCACTCAATTCTTGCCACAAAACAATAAATAATTTAGTATACTCCGACATGAAATTAGTTGACTTAAAGTTCCAACCAGGCATTGATAAACAAGATACCGCTTACTCAGCAGGAGATCAACGTAAGTATGTTGACTCAAATCTTGTACGTTTTCACTACGGAAAGCCTGAAAGATGGAAAGGTTGGTCTTATTTGCCAGATCCAAATAAAACTGTTGTGGGCGTGGTCCGTGATACGCATAGCTGGATTGGTCTAGACGGAACCAGATATCTTGCTTTAGGAACTGATAGAAAATTATATTTATTCTCGGGTAGTGCTCTCTATGACATTACACCTATTAGAGAAACAGCAGCTTTAACAAATCCTTTTACAACAAACGGTACAACAACAGTCACAGTAACTGATGCAGACCACGGCGCTATTGAAGGAGACTTTGTTACCTTTGATTCTTTTTCTGCAATAAATGGTTTAGATATGAATAATGAGTTTGAAGTTACAACACGTGTTGATGCAAATACCTACAAAGTAACACATACCAGCGCAGCTTCTGGTTCTACTTCTGGCGGAGGCGGATCAGGTAATGCTAATTATCAAATTAATATTGGGGAAACCGCATCAACTTATGGTTATGGATGGGGCACAGATACTTGGAGTGCTGGTGCATGGGATGAACCAAGCACCTCTTCAGATGTAACTGTTTTTGCACGTAGTTGGTCATTAGATAATTTTGGAGAAGATTTAATAGCCACGGTTTTAAATAGTAGCACCTATATAAAAGATCTTTCTGGTGCAATAGATGCAAGAGCAACAGCATTGTCTAACGCTCCTACTGCATCAAGATTTAGTTTGGTTTCTACTGACACAAGACATTTAATGATTTTTGGTACAGAAACTACTATTGGCACACCAGCATCACAAGATGATTTGTTATTTCGTTTTTCTGATCGAGAAGATGCTACAGAGTATACACCAGTTGCAACAAATGAGGCTGGTTCACTGCGTATATCAGATGGTTCTAGAATAGTAGGTGCTGTTAAATCATCAGGTCAAATACTTGTTTGGACAGATACATCACTTCACGGTGTTCAGTTTGTTGGTACACCTTTTACTTTTGGTTTAAGACAACTTGGTGCAAACTGTGGATTGATAGCACAGCATGCTGCTATTGAAGTAAATGGTAGAGCATACTGGATGTCTGATAATTCTTTTTACATGTATGATGGTGTTGTTAAAAAAATGCCATGTTCCGTACAGGATTATGTATTTGATGATCTTAGTTACACAAATAGAAATGATATTGCCTGTGGTATAAATACAGCTTTTAATGAAATTATTTGGTATTACCCTTCAGCAAACGCTACAGCAATAGACAGAGGCGTTGCTTACAATTATTTAGAAAACACTTGGTACACTGTTAACCTTGGTAGAACAACATGGCTTGGTGCTTATGTATATGAAAACCCTATAGCAACAGAATATGATGCTTCCATAACAGCAAATGTATCCACTATATTAGGTTTGACTGCAGGTGCTTCTTATCTTTACGAACATGAATCAGGTAATAACCAAGCGGATGGTACAGCTTTATCTGCTTTTTTAACAACTGGATCTGTTGAGATTGCTGATGGTGATGAGCTTATGTCAGTCAGTAGATTAGTTCCTGACTTTGATAATTTGGCTAACACAATGACAGCTACTTTAACATTAGAACAGTATCCACAATCTGCATCTAACGTAACTACAACAGGGAGTATTACTAGCACCACGGAAAAAATTGATGTAAGAGGTAGAGGTAGAGCGGTTAAAATTAAATATGAAACTAACACAGTTGATGACACAGCTTGGAGACTTGGATCTACTAAATTACAACTTAGACCAGACGGAAGAAGATAATGGCTAAAATAACAATTACACGATTACCAAATGCTACAGAAGAGTATAGTCCCAATCAGTTTGATCAAATGGTTGCACTATTAGATCAAATTATTCTTTTACTTAACACAAACTACCAACAAGATTTAAAAGAAGAATCACAGTCGGAGGCTTTTTTCCTTGGCTAATGTATTTAAAAGCGCAATGGTGGATATCACCACAACAGATTTAACAACCATTATAACAGTTCCTACGGCTAATCC